ACTAACAAATTCGGCAACAACGCAGGTCCTCTGCGTTTTGTAATTCTTTGAGAGGAGGTATTGGTATGAGCTGGAATCAGGTGATCATGACGAAAGTCGGAGAAGAGCTGCTGTCTAAAATGCTAAATGGCAGTAAGCTCATCTTTACGCGCGTCGTGATCGGTGACACTACTGTTAACGAGAGTCAACTCCCTATGCAGACGGCGGTCTTTTCGCCCCTTTCTGCTCCTGCGCTGATCGTAGGCAAGCAGGAAGTGCCCAGTAAGAACGGAACTGAGATACTTATTCAGATCCGCAACGACGGCATGACTGAAACAAGCAGAATGAAGCAGATTGGACTGTTTGCAAAGTCCGAGCACGACGATGAAGTAATGCTCGGAATCCTGCAGGACGATATCGGCGAAGAGATCCCGGCTTACGACGATTTCCCGCAGTTTATGATCGAACTTGCTATTACGATCGGTATCAGCCGCACAAACAACATTGCGGTTATAGTAAGCCCTTCCGTGTATGTCCCCAAGTCGGAGTTTGACAAGGTAAAGTCACAGATGCTCACAGCTGTCAAGGTTAAGGTCTACGACCGCGATCCGAACAAGCCAACCTACGGGTTTGGTGATGAGTCGGGTGGGGGAGGCGGGACAGACCAGGAGGTAACACTTACAGCAAAAACGTACACGGGAACGGCGGACGTCACGCTTATTCTGAACAACAACCAATATGACGCAGACAACATGAAAAGAACCGTTAGCGGAACGATTAACGGTGACATGATTATTGAGGAGGGCTAATATTATGGCTACTAACGTTAAGGCAATTCTTTCCCAGATCAAGGTTAACGACGAACTTAAGGACCTTTGGTTCAGAGCGGCGAACATCGAGGTGACCCTCGGCAACGGCACTAAGACCGACCTTGCAACCGTACTGACCGGAATTTCCAGCGACATTGACGCGCTGCCTACTGTTTCCGAGGTCGAGCAGCAGATTGCCAATGCCGGGCTTACCAAGATGGAGATCGTAAGCGAGATCCCCAGCCCCGAGGAGGCAAACGATACCACCATCTACCTCTACATGAATGAGGGCACCGGCTACTATGATATGTACAAGAAGGTCGAGGAGAAGGGCGTGCCGAAGGTCGTACGCCTTGATGATACTTCTATCGACCTTACCAACTATCTGCAGAAGTTCGAGGGCGCTTCCGAGGACAACAAGGACGAGATCGTTACTGTGACCGCTGATGGTGGTATCAAGATGTCAGGCAAGAAGGTCGGCGGCGCTGCACTCGCTGGTACTCCTAATGCGAACACTGTAGCTGTCAAGGCGGCTGTTGATGGCGTTCACTCTGTTCACATCGGCGAGTCTGCTCCTTCTACCATGAAGAACGGCGATCTGTTCATTCAGCTTGTCGAGGAAACTGCTGAGTAATACATCTGACTGCTGTCGCGGTTGATCTCACATTCATTCGGCGGGGCGGTCTGCTCCGCCGATATTGAATCTGAAAGGAGGTAAAGTATTGAGCGGCATAAAAGAAATGGTTGGTGTAATTCGCGGACTTATGGAAGATGGAACTCCTGTGATGGTCATGCCAATCACACGGCTGGACTGCATTGAGGATTCTTCCGAAACTGTCACAGGCGCTGATAACGGAGACTATATTCCTGTTATTGACACGAAAGACAACGGACAGATGAAAAAGATTCTTGTATCCGACCTGCACAAGGAGGTTTTCGCCTCACATGATATCGCAGTAAGTCTGCTCCTGACCCTTGCAAACAGGGTAAGCAAGGAGTTTGACGAAGTCAGAACCGATGTTCTTTCAGAGTCCGGAACGGTCACGCTCACCAACGATGCAATATATCCTTTTAACAATTCGCAGAAAACCGTTCCGCTTGTTGTGCAGAGGACCAATGCGAACTATACCGTAGTCCCCGAGATCGTGTCATGCAAAGGAAACGTCGGCGAGATAGTGGTTTCGGATATTCTGGAAAATGGTTTCAAAATCGCATACACGGGCAGCGCAGCCAGCGTAACTTTGAAATATAAGGTCATAGGAGGGTTTACACCGTGAAGATCGTAAACAAAAACGAGGGTACAAAGATACCTTATGAGGTCATGGGCAACAAGATCTGCTTTGACGACGACCTCACTATCAATCTTGCCAAGCGCGAGGAAAACGATGCGGTTCATATCGACGTCTGCTTTGACGCTGACCGCAATCTTGTTATAGGAGCGGCCGTCGGCAGACTGTATGTAGCAGAGATAGATATTCCGGCGCGTGAATGGGTCGAGACCGAGCTTGAAGAGGAAAATGCGGAGAATACGGAGAACGTTGGTATTGCGATGAAATCGTTCAGCCGTGAACCTGTTCCGTTCGACATCAGCAAGGTAACACTTTCGCTGTGGGCTATCGACCAGGCAGCAGAAGGAAAGGATAACACCGATGAGCAGTAATTTTGATCTCGCCAATCTGGCGATACAGACGATATGTCCGGGTAATGAGCTGCTGTACGACGACAAGGGGTTGCCCTCTGTAATGGTAAAGATACCCAAGATGACGTATGCACAGCTCGGTATAGGGGATTCCAATGATGTATTCCCTGCATTTATCGTTAACGGCAAGACTGTTGATGCTCTGTACTTCCCTAAGTACGAGAATATAGTGCAGAACGATAGAGCGTATTCTCTGCCCGCGCGGGATCCTGCTGTTTATGTAAATCATGATCAGTCTGTTGTGTACAGTATGTCTAAAGGAACAGGCTGGCACAGCATGACTCGGCTGGAGTGGTGTGCAATTGCTTTATGGTGCCTTAAGAATGGTTTTCAGCCGAATGGTAATAACAATTATGGCAAAGACATATCCGAAAGCACATATAAGGCTGTTCCCACTTTAAGAGAGAATAATGGGAATATTAACCGTGTTGCTACAGGAACAGGCCCTCTGTCATGGTTCCATAACAATGCACCGGACGGTATAGCTGACCTGAACGGAAACGTGTGGGAATGGACGACCGGTATTCGCCTTGTGTACGGCGAACTGCAGGTACTTTCTCATGATGGAACTACATTTGGCAATGATGCTGCCGATTCCACAAACAATCAGGCTGCAGACTCGGCGCTGTGGCGTGCTGTCGATGGAACAACAGGTGCTCTTATAGTTCCGGATGGGAGCGGCACAACAACTAATAGCCTTAAGCTCGATTATGTTCAGGGCAGTGGTTGGAAATGGGTTACCGGAGTGCTTTCTAGTCAGCAGAATGCAAATCGGCATGCAGACTTTGAAAGCACTACTGTTGACAGCAATGTATGTGCTGTGGCGCTGCATATCCTTCAGGCGCTGTGCTTGTATAGAGCAAATGATTCGGCAGGGGCATACAAGAGCGATGTTTTCTGGGGCAACAACGGCGCTACTGAATTGCTTTTCGTTGCCGGTGGTAGCTGGGACGATTCCGTCAGGGCTGGTGTGTTCGGGGTCAGCTGTTGTTACCCTCGTGCCGTCACGCGCGGCTTCCTCGGTTTCCGCTCCGCTTTTGTTAATCTGCCGACTGAGTAACTGGGTTTTGAAGATAATGAGAGCCTCGGCCAATAAAATGGTCGGGGCTTTCGTTATAAAATACGATTTTGCAATCGCTTGCAAAAGGGGGTAAGTTAATGGATAGCGCGATTATTTGTTCACTAATTAGCGCGGCTGTGACGATCGGAAATGTGGTCTTTACTACGGTAATGAGCAGCCGATCGGAAAAGAAACGCCGTGCAGATGTTGAGGAGATCCGCCAGAACGATCGCACAAAGCAGATAGAAAGCGGTTTGCAGTCGCTTTTACGCGCGGAAATCATCAGGTCACATGAAAAGTATATGGACAAGGAATATTGCCCGGTGTATGCCCGCGAGGCTCTCACACGCATCTATGAGAGCTATCACGGTCTTGGCGGCAATGGTACGATGACGGAGCTGTATCACCAGGTGATAGCTCTGCCGACTGATAAGGAGGGCAACCATGAAAATTGATTGGAAACGTAAGCTGACCAGCCGTAAGCTGTGGGTAGCAACTGCAGGGTTCGTAGCGGGTCTTATCGTAGCGTTCGGCGGAAGTTCCAAGACCGCCGATACTGTATCCGGCTGTATTCTGAGCGGTGCTGCTGTTGTCGGTTATGTGATTGGCGAGGGTCTCGCCGACGGTCTCGCCGACGGAGGTCACAAGGACGGTGAGGAGTAATGGCTAAGTATGCAGGCATCGACATCAGCTATTGTCAGCCTGATGTCGATTACTCGGCGCTTAAGTCCGGAAAAATCCTCGGATATCCCGTCAAGTTCGTTATGGTTCGAGCGGCATACGGTACTAGCATGGACAAGTACTTCCTGCAGCACGTTCGTGGCTGTTTGGCGGCCGGCTTATATGTCGGGGTATATCTGTTCAGCACCGCCAAGAATACCGCGCAGGCTAAGGCAGAGGCCGAGTGGCTGATCAGCACGATTAAGGCGAACAAGCTGGACGGCAAGATCACGTATCCGATAGCCTACGACCTTGAGATGGAATCGCAGTACAAACTTGGGAAGACTGTATGTACGGCGATGTGCAAGGCCTTCATGGACACGATAGCCGCGCATAACTATCAGCCGATGCTGTACACGAACGTCAACTGGATATGCTGCCACCTCAATTTCGATGAGCTGAAGGATTATCCCCTGTGGCTTGCCGCGTACATATCCGAGGCAAAGGTCAAGAAGTACATCACCAAGTACGATATGTGGCAGCACTCGGTTGCTGGTCATAAATACTACGATGCGCAGGGTGTCGGAGCAGTTCCTGGAATCATCGGACAGTGTGACTGCAACTGGGGTTACACGGGGTTTGCTGCTCAGATCCGCAAGGAAGGCAAGAACAAGCTCCCTAATCAGAAATACCGCGTTACTGCCACAAAGGTAGTCACGAAATCTGAGCTTCCGGCCACTACCGGTCCGCTGAACGCGATGGGTTTCACAGTGAAAACTGAAGAGGTATAATATAAGGGAACCTCTAAAAACCGGTGTGAAAAGCAAAAATGGGCAGGGTGTGCCAGCTTCTAGGAAAGCCGACGAAGTAAGGCTGTATGCCTTACGAGGAGGTTTGACGACGAAGATGGTGCGCACTGCTCATTTTCGCTCACATGAGGTTTTTAGAGGTGACCATAAATAAGTGCGCCGCCCTCGAGGGAATTTCCTTGAGGGCGGCGTTTTTTTAGTTTACGTCTTCTGATGTGAGCTTTCCGGTTTTCTTGTATCGCAAGCCTTCTGGTGAAGAATATACCTCTTCTCCAAATGCATACTTACCGTGGTAGAAGTCTGTGATATCCATGCCTAATGCCTCAATGACGCGGCATGCAATACTAAATGAGCAGGTCATGATATTGCGTTCACCGCTTTCGAACTTCTGATACTGCTGCAGAACAACTTTTGCTTTGTCAGCTACCTGTTGCTGGGTTAGTCCGAGGACTACACGCTTTTCTCTTAAGACATCATGTGCATCATCGGATAGATGGCACATCTGAAATCCGCTTAAATCCATAAATCATACTCCTTTCAAGCACATTTGATTGAATGTAATTATATTATACACTCAATTGGGTGCAATGTCAAGTGTTTTTGCACAAGAAAATCCCCGGCTGTTATCAGTCGGGGATCTCTCACACCTTTTGTTTGTAAACGCTCTGACTTTCGCACTTATCGACGGTCTTGCTTGTATTGGGGGTAAAAGCAACGATCTCCGACAGGTCGCAGTCCAGCGCCTCGCAGATTTTATCAAGGTGTTCAAGGCTGACTCGTTCGGCAACGTTGTGGAATAGATCGTTTATAGTGTTCGGACGTATCCCTGTCTTTGCGGCAAGTTCAGCCTGTGTTACCCTAAGCTCGCCCAGCTTGCGGGATAACATGATCATAATCATCTGCAATACACTCCTCTTGATAAATTATACCACTAGGAGTTAGCGGTGTCTGCGTTTTGTTGAAAGTCAACGATTGGCGTTAGAAAATAACAAAATAAACTAGAAACCATTATTGATGTAATATTGATTGCAAAAAAGTGATCATAAAGGCCGTATTATAGTCATTTGATTTAAAAATAACTTGTATAGACTTCTACTGTGATTTGATTTCGATAATTTTGGTAATAAAATTTAAAAATCCCTCCAAGTGTATACTGGAGG